TCTATGAGCATCTGGCAATATTCCTCTTTGTACTTTGTTGGCCTACCTACCTTGTCCCCTGTACCCTCTTTCTTTTCTGTCATGTTTATTAAATGATTTTTGAGCCTTACCTTTCTTTCTCTTGCCGAAACTAACCTTTATTTTATCTGCACCTTTTTTCATATTAACTGATATATTTTACTCCATTCTGTTGGGAGGGTTAAATTCTTATGTTTCCTGTAACCAATCTTTAAAAACATATCATCCCATTCATGCTGCTCTTTTACGTTTATATGCCCCCATTGCTCATCATTTGCAGTCTTTTGAGATGTGCTGCTAAATAATATCCAGATAGGAGTAGCCTGTTCAAATAGGGCAAATATCTCATTATCTGTCATGTGCTCTGCTACTTCGATAAATAGCATGATGTCAACATTCTTTAACTTATTGATGATTTTTAGCTCTGGAATCCTTTGTTTTAGATAATCCCTGTGAGCCTTGAATTTCTCAATAGCCTCTACCTGAAATCCTAATTCCATTGCAGCCTTTGCATATGCACCAACTCCACATCCGTAATCAATGATTTTCTGCCCATAACCCTGAACCTGAGCTACAGTATTTTTAGCCAAATCCATAAACTGAGGATTGTCAAGGCTGATGCCATTGTCCAACTCTACTTTTAAAAAGTCTTTATCAGTAAGCCTTTCCGTAAATTTCGATAAATCTGTCATGTGTTTGCTTTAATAGTTCAATGTATTCTTTTTTATCTCCATATCTTTCATGGCACATCCGACATACCGCCATTAAGTTTTGGATCGTGTCTTTATCTTGTGTGCCACCCATACCCCTGCTATCAATATGATGAATGTCAACAGCTTTATTACCGCATACTTCACATCCAATAAAATCCTCGATCCCATATCCAAAAAATTTCATGTATATCTGTGTATGCTTTTTCATTTGCTGCCATCCTGTAAAGGCTGAATTACTTCAGGCTCAACCCTTCGGTAATGTTCTGCCCACAATATTTTAGTTAAAGTTATTGATTTATTTACAATTTCTGTTTCTGATGCTTTAGGAAATAAGATGTGCAACACCTCATGTATTACTATCTCTAAATGCTTTTTAGATTTAACCGATGGATCAATTTCGATTAACCCATCAGAGTGAGCTATACCCCATGCCCTCTCTTTACCGAGTTTTCGGTATTTGATTTTAATCTTAGGCTCAACTCTATCATGCAGCTTTAACTTCATCTTTCATTTCTAACAGATCAGGTCTTTCCAAATCTGATACTTCTAATTTATGTTTACCTCTTACCTGTGCAAGTGCCCTCCTATATATAGTTTCTTTGCTATGCAGCTCCTGTAATTTCTTTACAAGAAAAACCTCCTGTTCTTCAATGCTCATTTTGTTTATTTTTTTAGGTATCATTTGTCAGTTTTTTGATGATGCTTGTTACAAGTTTTACATTTATACATAACCTTTATCACTCCTGTTGCAGTAGTTCTAATTCCGTTTCTTTTAATATCATCACTACCACACTCAGGGCAAGTTCCCCGATATTGACCAAACAAAACACCATAGTGAGTTTTCGGTTCAATATGATTATTTAAATGCTTGAAAACTTTCTCCAATAAAATTACATCATTTTTGCAATACTTAATCATTTTTTCCATTGCTGCCTGATCACTATCCAATAGTATTGCTTTCCAGAGATCAAACTCTGTTTTTATTTTACTGCCAATGCCTAAATAATTAGCTATGTAATTGAGCCTGTTTGAGTTAAATCTAAACTTGCTTCTCGCAACCTTGAGGGTATCTATAGTTGTGTACTTTGGAAACATATCTATGCCATGAAATAGGCATCTGGTTCTGATCCATGCCAGATCAAATTTATCTCCATTATGTCCAACCATTTCAGTTGATTGGTCAGCTACTTTGATAAATTCCTCAATCATTTTTTTATCGTTTTGTTTCTTGTCCCAATGTAATCCGTAAACCTCCTTTTCATCCTCCCATTTGTAACAAATACAAATAATTGCCCTCTCTTTTATAATATTAGAGTAGTCAATATTCTTTTTGAAACCTGCCTCCCAGAATAATCCAATGTTAGGACTCGTTTCTATGTCAAAAAATAACCTCCTGCGTTTAGTCTGCATATGGTATATACTTGGTTTTGCCTTGCTCCTTTATAGCTCTCAAAACCTGTTTCCTCTGCTTTCCTGAGGCTGAATAACTCACATGAACCCAATCAGGATTTTCCTTTGTTCCGAATTCCCAAATTAACTGATCGAATGCTAACTTATCTTTAATAAATTTAAATATCTCTGCGTTGCTTATTTCTGTTCCATCCATGTCAATATCAAGTGCCTCTCCAGAACTATGCTGAGATTTCATAGCACCGCCAATAGCAGCATTTAATGCCTGTGATCTGTAACCACTACTAATACGGATAGGCTGTCTGAAATTGGCTCTAATAGGCTCGAAAACACTTTCAGCTATTAGTTTGAGATTCTTAGTATGCTCCTCTGTTGGCATATTTGAAATCCCTCTCCTCTTGGCTGACTCGCTCCTCGTTACCTCTGCTAAATCTAAATGCTCACTTAGTTTCATCTTTCTTATTTATAGCTTTTTCATATGAAGTGAATCCTAATGCCGCTGCTGCTAATCCTGCTACTGCCCATACCAATGCATCAGATGGAGTATGCTCTGAGTTATGATTCTCATAAAGAGTCCAACACAAAAAACCTGCACAAACCAAACCGACTAATCTTTTACTTGAGGCTTCTCCTTTGTCTGATAAAAAACCTTTTGCCCAATCTATTAGCTTTTTCATTGTTCTATTATTGTTGAGTCAATGGAGCTTGAACTATCTGTGCTGATACGTTTTTTACCCCAAAAATTTGTTTTCTCTTTTATGTAAATGGTATCTCTAACTATAACTGTTTTTGTTATTTTAGATAATTCATTTAATTTCTCGTTTTCCTTTTGTAATTCTACAATCTTTTTCTCTGCCTCTTGAAATTTATATACTATTTGCCTCTCTTTCTTGATAATTATTTTTTCCGCTATAGGCAGCATTTTCATAACAGAGTCATACAATGGTTTTTTAATCTCTTTATTTACGATAATCTTTTCATTATCGGTATTGCATGACATTAATAATATCATTAATATGTATCTCATTTGATTTTCCCCAATTCTTGCAAAACCAAAAGTTTTGATGCAGCAGCAGATAGAAGGCTGTCCGATCTTTTTAGCTGTGCAGAAAGCATATCAATCTTTGCCTCAAGTTGCTCAATTTTTTGACCTTGTTTTGCAATCTGCTCATTATACTGCATTTTGCCATCTACGTATAAATAGCTGATCCCTACAAGGGTAAGTAATAAAAAAGCCTTGACAGGTTCTTTAGTAAACTGATCAAAGCTAAAGGTGGGAATTATTGAGTTTTTTGTTTCCATTTTTTATAAATCATTTATTATCTATTTCGTTTAATTTTCTTTGTGCCCATGCTACCCCTTCATCTCCACCCCATGCTAACCACATTAATGCTCCGCAATCCTTTCTGGCATCTCCTTTAGAGTTTTCTCTATGCCTTTCAAAGGATGCCATTCTCGCAATTGTATCTCTGGTAATATTTTCTCCATTAGCAAGTTGATTTGCTCTTGCCCAACCTACAGGAGTTCCACAATTTGATCCGTATTGATCCCTAATATTTAAGGCTCTTTGTGCGTTAACTTTAGCTGCCTGAGGGTAATCATTGTAACTGTCTGCCATTGCAACTCTGATCGCTGCCCATGCTTTGTGAGCCTTTTCCTCAGTTTCATAAATACATGATCCTGTTCCAATTCTGTATTTTCCGTTGCTGCATTTGATAACAGGCATTTAGAGTAGTTTACTATAAATGCTGTTTCTTTTAGAATTTATCTCTTTAAAGTTGTAATGTTTTGAGCAATAGTCAAAAAGCTCCTGACCTAACCCTATTCTCATCTGCTTATCCCTGAGTAATGAGTTGATATGTTTGTTCCAATCTGACTGCTTATTTACATAAAGTACAGGCAAATCTTTGTAAGGATGGACATTTGAAACTATGGCAGGATTTTTTTTGGCAGCAGTTTCCAGAACCTTGAGATTTGATTTCATTCCGTTGAACTTAGATTCAACCAAAGGAATCAGGCTCACATCAGAATCTGCATAGGCTGCCATGTACCTCGTTACATCTGTGTACCTGTAAATATGAGTATCTAATTTTCTACCTGCAGAGAAATAATAAGCCATGTAATTCCAAATGTCCCCCTCGCTCTCATTATACCCTGCCAATATCATTTTAACATTCTTGCCAATCAACCTTTTGAGAGGCTCTTTCAGAATCTTTAAATCCTTTTCATGTGTTCCGCTACCTGCCCAGAATAACCTGAGTTTATCTGATTCTATTTTATTGTCCAGAAACTGCTCCTCTCCATATGGTAGGGCATTAGGCAAAATATTTACATTAGGATTATATTGATAGATTGCCTCTGCAAGTCTTTCATGTGTGCAGGTATTTAGGTCTGCGATTTTAATATATTGCAGAATCCTGTCTGTTATGCCATTAGCCTCATATCTGTGATAAAGTACATGAGTTGGATCAAGCTGCCAAAAGTCATCATTATCAACTACTAATTTGAATCCGTATTTTTTTCGCCAATCTATGATGTCCTGAATATTTATATCAGCCAGAAACCTATTCATCAGGAATATATCCCAACCTTTTGCAACTATCTCCTCACTCAAAGTATCTGTGATCAGGCAGTAGTCTTTCTGCATATGCACCAAAGGCAGCATTATCCGATGATAACCTACCCCTGAGAATTTACTTGTTATGGCTAATATTCTCATTTCTTAGGTCTGCCTCTTTTTTTAGGTACATTTTCCTGTACAGGTTCTTGTACAGTTTCTTGTACAATTGGCAAATCCTGAACTATCTCCTGAGGTAAACTCAGATAATACCCATATAGTCTTTGTAGCATTTCCATTACGCAACTGCTGCACCATTTAGTCAAAACAAACTGAGGATCAAGATAAAGTTTGTAGATATGCTCATACATATTGAGCAATTGAATATCTAAATTTCTCACATACCCATTCTGGACAGTATGGTAGTTACCAATATGTTCCTCTAAATAGTCTTTGTGTTCTTGTTTCATATTAAAAGTTTATATAATTTGATCATTGTATTTCTTGCTAATGGAGCTACTACCCCTGCAGTAAACATATAGAATGTAACCTGAGTGAATATATCAGGCAGAAAGAGTAGTAAAAGTGCTACCCATGCAGCCAGACATGATGAGCAGTTAAATGGCTTAAAATTTAGTTTCCACTTCATATGGAACATATGTATCTCCGTAAAGAACAGAGCAAACATAACAGAGGCAATTAGTATCATACTATTAATG